AAATTAGTTATATAACTTTCAGGAAATAATTCTTTTGCTATTGTAGTTTTTCCACTACCACTACTTCCTATTATACAACCTATTTGCCATTCATCATTTAAATCTATATCTCCTATAAATTGTTCTTTAATATGTTCAGTTTGTAAATCAAATTTACCTATAACTGAGCTAACCCTAAATGTCTTTTTAGGTTTAACTTCTTTTACAATGTTAAAATTCGGCATATATATCCTTTATTAGTTAAATCATTATATAATTGTTCTTGTTCTTTTTCAGAAATTACATCAACTTCTATTTTATATTGTAGTTCTATATTATCAGATAAATCATCTCCAATTTTATCTATATTAAAACCAAGCTCAACATCTTTAAATCCCCAATCTTTTAATTCATCTACTTCAAAATTATTAGCTAATACATCTAAATCAAATTCTCCTGTATTTTTATTTAATCTTATATTTAGCTCTTTCTCATCTTCTTTAGATAGATTTACTCTAACTGTTGGTACAAATTTAGCTCCTAGTTCTCTCATAATTCTTAATCGTTGATGTCCACCAACTACTGTATTATCTGAATTTATTATTATAGGATCAACTAGACCAAACTTTTCTAATGAACTTTTTAAATCTTCATATTGTTTATTAGTCATTTTTCTAGGATTATATTCTGCAGGATTTAATTCTGCTATTTTAATTTTTTCTATTTTCATTTAATTATGTTTTTTTTTATTTAATTCTCTTAATTGATTATTAAATTGTTTATCTGTTTCTGCTTTTATGTGACAAGCTCTACATAAAGCAATAAGATTTTCTATAAAGTCTTTATTCTTTGATCCTCCCATTTTTCTGCCCTCTAAATGATGAATGTCAACAGCAGTTGTACCACAATGCTCACAAGCAATCCAGTCTGAAACATCATAGTTATGATAGTCCATATATATTTTAGTGTGCTTTTTCATCTTTCTTTTTTTTTGCTAACCTTTGTTTTTTAGCTATTCTTTTTTTCTTTCTTAATTTTGCTATTACTCTTTTCATACTTTACAACTTTTTTCATATACCTTTTTAAGATTATCTATTATTTGTTTATTACATGGGGAACAACTTTTCCATTGAGGATTCTGACCAAATACACCTTTATATAAAGCATTAACAATAGTTTTTTCTTCTCTATTTAATCTTTGATTGTTTTCTACTATAGGAATTACTTCATCATATATCTTAATTTCATCTTCTGTAAATTGTCTAATATTCTTAAATCTTGGGAACATTTGATTTAGTTTTTGTTTACGTTCCTCACAACCACAATCATCACCTAATACTTTTTTAGTTAATTTATCTATGCCTGTTGCTTTAGTTATTTTAGCTATACTATCTCCTAATCCTTTACTTTTCATTTTCTTTATTATTAAAAGACACAAAATTAAAGTCAGGTAAATTAACTTTATCTTTATCTTTGTTTATATATTTTTCTATATATTTTATTACATCAGATAAAATAAAATCTTTCTCATCTGATTTCCAAGCCGAGAGAATACTAATTAGCTCTTTTCTTTTATATTTGTTTTCTTTCATATTTTTATAAATTTGTATATTATGTAACTTATTATTGGTGTTGTCATAATTAAAGTAAATATATTTAAATGTGGCTCACCACACAATCCTAAAAAATGTTTAACAAACTCTATCATTTTAAACCTTTTAAATAATTTTTAATATACCTAATTGACTTTCCTAATGTACTTCTGCTTATTTTAGTTGCCTTGCTCATTTTATTTAAGCTATAATTTTCTCTATAATATATTTTAAATACTTCAACATCAAACCAACTTAAACCTTTTAATTTTTCTTCTATCCATTTAAGCCTTTCTTCTTGTAACTCAAATTCTTGTAGCTTTTCTTTTGTTAAAGGCTCTTTAGTATAAATATAAAATTCTTTTAATTGTTTTTCATTGTATTGCTTTCTATACTTTTTATGGTAAGGACTTGTATTACTATGGTATTGATTCATCATTATTCTAACTATATAAAAAGTAAGTTGTTTCTTTTCTATTATTATTTTAATCTTTTCTTTTTCTGCATTGTATAAAGCTAATATTGTTTCGTGTAACAAATCTTCATAGTCAGGGTGTCTATTGCTAGTTATTCGCTTAGATATATCTAACAAATTTTGATAACTTTTATCTAAATAATCATTTAATTTTTCCAAAGCTCTATAAATAAATTAACCCCTGTTTGTTTTAAAGCGTTATATTCCCATTTTCCTAAAGGTGATATTTCTACTACAACCATTTGAGGATTATATTGATCTTGTATAAAATCAATTTTATTTAATATATACTCATCTTCACTTTCTATTTTTTGTGTTTCTTTGTGTATATAAACATCATTTGTTATACCTCTATCTACATCAAATAAAAAGTATCTAAAATGATCATCTGTTCTCCTTATATTTTTTGGAGCTTCGTGTTTTTTTCTCATATTGTTTTACAGTATTTTTCAAATATTTCTATAAATTCTTCTAAAGAGTAGCATACTACAGCTTTATAATCTCTTGCATTTAAATTCTCTAACCATTCTTCTTGATATTTACTAGGTTTGTTGTATTTAACTTTTAATTCTACCATTAAACCATTGTAATTTAAATTGGGTTCAAATATTAATAAATCTGGTACACCTTTTTTATAATGTTTTTTAACTAAAGCTTTTTGTTTAAAATTGCCTTTACCTAAATAAATACCTCCTAAAGTAGATGTCCATAATATATATGGAAAGTGGTTTAAATATTCTACTATGCTATTATGTAAATCTTGTTCTTTCATTTTATTTGACTTTGTATATATAATGCAGTAAAAAATCCTAGTGTAAATGCTAAAAATATTACTGCTACTAAACTTAAATTACTTATTATCATTTTTAACTGTTATAAATATATTAACTTGAAATACTAATAATAGTATATGTATTTCCCAATATCTTCTAATCTCATCAGGCTCAAAATGTCTAACCCCAAGTAACAAACCATTTTTTATAAAACTTATAAATATCATATTAAAATATTACTATCATACTATCGTGCATTCCACACTTATTATCTACATATTCTCCTTTTGTATTATATCCACTAAATTTTAATCTACCTTTAATAAACCTAATTTCTTTTTTATTTGGTAATATATGTTCGTGAAATATTTTAGTACTTGTAGATACTGGTAATAACATAACACATAATTTACCCTTTTTACTTTCTTCTATAGCTTTTAAAATAAATGCTTCTTTTAATTTTCTACTATAAGGTGGATTAATAAAATTTCTAGATCCCCAATCTACCTCTAAACCACACCAATCCATATTGTGCATATAAGGACATGGATCAAAATTAAAATTAAATTCCCTATTTAATTTATAATAAAAATCTCCTGGAGTTTTCCAATCATCTTTATGATTTAAATTTCTATTTTTCATATTTTCTTTCTGTATTTAATATATCCTGTAACTGTTTCAAATTTTTCATAAGAACAATTATCTACTAAATGTTTATAAAACTTATTTACTTGTGCTTGATCGTCTTTAATTCTATTTATATAAGCACTATCTAAAAAGTCAGGCATATTATTTGCACTACTTCCTCTACTAAAATTTTTTTGATTTCTACACCAACGCTTATATCTTAAACTTGTATTCCAAGTTTTTTCTAATTCAAATCTTTGTTTTCCTGAATTATTTTCTTCTGTCCAATAATCTACAAAATCTTCAATATAATCTTTAGGCTCTAAATCTTTTAAATCATTTAAAAACTTTTCTTTGCGTGTATATATATTTTTATTTTTAATTATTATTTCTTTATTATTATTAATAGAATTTAAATTTTTTAATATCTTGTTATTAAAATTTTTACAATCTAGTTCTTCAGTTTTTTTAATACTAGTATTTAAAAAATTTAGTATCTGGGTATGGTCTATCTTAAAATGCTTTTTAGCTGGTACACCTTTAAGTACTACCTTAATTATGCCCCATTTTTCAAGCACAGATAATGCTTGTTTAATTTGATAGTAACTTAAAGTTGTACTACAGCTTATATCATTTGTTACATTAAAAAAATAGCCCCCATTATCTTGAGAGCTATCTTTAAAATATTGTTCTTTTTGTATAAGATCAGATAAAACCAAACTAGCGTCCACGCCTAAATTAACGAGAAGACATTTATTTAAAATTAAAAAAGGAGTAGAAGCTAGTATTGATTTTTTCATTTGAATAAAATTATATAAAAATATTTTATATTTTATAAAATTAAATTATTAGTTATTAACAATAAATAGTTAAAAAGGCATTTCTACTGACTTTTTATCTTTAAGAAATTCATCATACATAACAGTAAATTTCTCTACTTCATCAATACCTATCTTACCACCTGCTGCTAATTCTATTGCACCTTTAAAGGCAACACTAAATCTAATATCATCTTTAGCATCATTATTATTATTTATATAGTTAGGTGATTTTTTACTAAAAGAAGAATCCCCTTTAAAAGCTATTTTTACAGTAGATTTAGGACTTATTGTATATTCTACCTCATCTCCTACTTGCTCAAAAGTTTTATCTTTCTTTTTATACATTTTACCTATATCTCCATTTTCAAAGACAATAGTAAATATATACATATCATTAAACTTTTCTGATTGTAAATTTAATTCTGTAATTTTTGATTTTTTAATATCCATTTTTTTTAGTATTTAATTAATAATTCGTTAATATCTAGTTCAACTATTTCACATAATAATAAAAGCTCACTTACTTTAAATGAAAAAGGATTATCTAATTTTGTTAATATAGTTGGATAAGACAATCCTAATTCTATTGCTAAATAATTTTTTCTTATTTTGTTTTTCATCATTTCCAAGATCAAAGTATCTCTAACTTCATCTTGTTTTTTAAATTGTGTAAATTTCATAAAAAATAATTTATATAAATATAATAAAAATAACTTTATAAAAATAAAAAGATATTAACAATATAAATGTTAATAAAAAGTAAAGTTTTTTTAATAAATTTATAATTATATTAAATTTTTTTTATATATTTATAGTATAATAATTAAAACATAAAGAAATGAAAAAAGATATAACATTATTAGAAGAATATAAAACTATACTTGATAATAGAATAAAAGAGTTAGAAGAAAATCAAAAAAAATATCTAGATCTAGATAATTATAATATTTATTCTAACATACAAAGTAGAATATTAGAGCTTCAAAGCCAATGGGTTGAAGTACAGGGTTTAATTATAAAAAATATATAACTATGGAATCTTATAGAAAATATATTATAGAATTAATATTAAGCAAGAACCCTAATATTAAGAAAATAGATTTATATACTCAAACTACAAAAAGATTAATTAATAAATACATAAAGAAATGAAAATATATATAGACAATACAGAAATATTAAAAGCTTCATTAGTAGTAGAAGACATACACAGCTGGGATTACCCAGATTATTGTGATGCTTTTTTTAGCTACGGTGAAACAATTACAGGGCGTATGCTAACAGATGAAGAGTTACATAAGTTATCAGACAATTATCCAGAATTATTAAATGAATTAGCACACCAAAATTAAATTTAAAATTATGAATATAAATATAAATGCAGATACACTAGCTATAACATTAGCACATAATAAAGTAGAAAAAAAGTATGAAGATTTAGAAATAGAATATACTATAAATAACTATGATGAGTTT